GCTACTAATTTTAAGGAGAAAGTGAAATGAGTGAAAGTGAGATTTTGGAGAAATTAGAAAACCTAATCGATCCGACGTTTCTCGACCGTGTATTAGCGGGGGAGGCATAAGTGGATCGAATAGTATTATCTCCATCAGCGATAATGTGCTTTTTGAACAACCAGATCCAATTCAAGAAGCGCTACATCGCCAAGGTTTATGACGATCCGTCATCGCCATCGATGGTTGTCGGCTCTGCCATGCATAAGATGATTGAGCAGCGAATGAAGGGTCAATCGTTTGAGACGGCTCTGGAAGCAGGATTGCAGGCGATTGAAAATGTCGCAGATTATGAGATCGAGTACGGCAAAACTGGTAGTCGCGAGAAGATCATCGAGCAATATCAGAAACTATCGACGACAGTCATCAACGAACTGCCAACGTACGACAACATTTTGGCTGTCGAGGACAAGATTGAATGCAATTTGTCGGTGATGAATAAAAAGATTCCAATGAAGGGCTACATCGATATTGTGCTCGACCTGGGAGACAGTCTGGAAGTCATCGACTGGAAGAGCGTCACTAACTATTCCGACGAAGAGACTGAGAATTGGTCATACATTATACAGGGCTGGATTTATTCAAAGCTGGCTGAGTATAAATACAAAAAGCCTGTCAGCCGAGTGGTCTTTAAAGAAATTAAGAAGACTATCAATCGCGATGGTCAGCCACAAATTAAAGACTACGTACTGAATGCCGAGAACCTAGCCGAAGCTGACGACATCATGGGTCGAGTGATTAAATCGGTGAGCGATTACACCGACAATCCTAACGCTACCTACTTCCCAAATCCTCGCGACATGATGAACGGTGCACAGTCAATGCATATCGTGGCGCAAATGGAAGGCATCACCGTCAGAACCGTGCACACGACAGAACGACGCGAGAAATTCGCACCAGTCAATACGGTTGTTGCTGAAGATATTGCTAGCGATGATGGTTCGGAAACTGATCGAATAAAGGAAAAATTAGTAGAATTTGGCATCGGCGGACGTGTCGAAAAGGTAATCAAAAGTAATACGGTCGATACGTACATGTTTAGACCAAATCGTGGCGTTAAAATGTCAAAAATCGCTACTATGGGTGACGATTTGTCGCTGGCACTCGGTTCTGACGCTGTGCGGGTTATCGCGCCAGTCTACGGTACGCAGACTGTAGGTATCGAAGTGCCACATGAGCAGTCGTTCCCGACGTTTGAAGGCAAAGGCAGCAGCCACCAAATACCAATCGGTGTCGACACTATGAACAACGTCATCTATGACGACATCGCCAAAATGCCACACATGCTGATTGGCGGGCAAACTGGTAGCGGTAAATCGGTTTTCTTGCGTAATATCATCCAGAGCCTAGATGACTGCGAGGTGATAATCGTCGATATGAAGGGTTTGGACTTTGAGGATTTGGGGAAGGAAATAGTGTCGGAGGTTGAGGTTGCACTACGCCTAGTCGAGCACCTGACAGCCTTGATGGATAAGCGATATCGAGAGAAACAAACTGATGCCAAGCGCAAAGTGCTGATTATCGATGAATATGCTGACCTGGTTATGCAAACCGGTAAGGTAATTGATCAGGTCATTAGTGGTTACGATAAGAATGGCGAGCCAAAATTCAAGAATTACACCAGGGATACTCGAAAGGAATTAGAAACTAACCTGGCGCGAATTTTACAGAAAGGTCGATCAGCGAACATCAATGTGATTATTGCTACTCAACGACCAAGCGCAGATATTGTAGCACCAATTATCAAGGCTAACTGTCCGGTTAAAGCTTGTCTGAGAGTGGCGACTGCCAAGAACTCGGAAATCATCCTGGATGAGTCTGGAGGCGAGCGGCTACTAGGCAAGGGCGACATGCTCTACCTGGGTTCAGGGATGATTAAACCGGTGCGAGTGCAGTGCTTCTCGCCGATTGAGAAAGGAGAGAACAAATGAGCGAACAGAGCAGCTTGAAAGTCGCGAAGCCTAGCGTCAAGAAAGAATACGCTGGCATAGCGAAATATGTTGGTGACTGGGCGATGGGGCTGAATAAAGAAAAGGTACTTGGCAATATTCACCGTAACCTACTGGGAGTCGACAAAATGGGTAAAATACGACCAATCGAGGATTTAGCCTACTTTATGCTGGTGTGTGGTCAATACAACCTGAATCCACTGAAAAAGGAAATCTACGCAGTGTACCAACGTCAAAATGTAAACGGTCAGTGGATCGAAAAGCTGGAGCCAATCGTTAGCATTCACGGCTTACGCTCGCTGGCACGCCGTTCGAAAAACCCGACGTACGCCTACACTGGCAAAGCAGTTTTTGACTACAAGGACGCTGAAAAAACCAAGCTGGATTCGGCGACAGTAGAGGTGTTTGGCAGGTTTGACGGCTCAAATGAAGCGGTGAAGATTGGTGAATACACGGCCTATTACGACGAGTTTGCCAAAACTCATACTTCTGATGACAACTACGGTAAGTACCGCGCTGGCGATGCTATGGGGACGTGGAAAACCATGCCGCGAGTAATGTTGGCGAAATGCGCAGAAGCTAACGCTATCCGCTCGATATTCGATATCGGCGGCGTGTACGTTGAGGAAGAAATCGGCAGAACAGAAGAACATTAACAATCAACATCGCACCCTCTTTGGATGGCCAGATTCGTATATATAGGGTGGGGCGTCAACCGCAGGAGCTCCTCGCACATTTGAGCCACCCCCAAGACAGTAGAATTACAGTTTTGGTTGCAATTTGTGGCTACCCGACGAGGGTGCGATCGAGGAAATAAGAAAGGAGAAATAGTGAGCCGAAAACTAATCATTAGGACACTGGCAGAATTGCTGTTTGAGTATCCGTCTGATGAACTTGACGCTATTGCACTGGATTTACACCTGAAAGATGAGCCGTTAGCGGAGTTCTGTGACAGGTTTGATCTTGGTAACTGGTTTTACGATCAGATGACGCTGGCGGACATCGACATTGTTGATGAAGTCTCGGCTATCGCTGATGAACATCGCAAGGCTGAGAGCGAAGAACTGACAGAAAGCCAGCTGCTGCGCCGAGAGTTACAGCAACAGGGTGCGTGAGAGCGTGCCGAAACATCGTATTTTAACAATTTAGCCTCTTTAAGCTGCGGGTAGTATCGCAATTTTAGGACAGCTTTTGTAAAAAGCGCCTCGTACCTTTGGCGACTGTCCGCGCTCGTTTCTCGGGAGGTGGGCGTATGTAGAAGCCCGCGGCTTTGAGAGGCTAAGTAAAACCATAAAGGAAGAATTATGAACGACAAAATGAAGAAGGTGACAGATATTATAGGTTATCTGATCGGTGGGATTTTAGTCTCGCTAGTCGGAGTAGCTATTATAGCAGTATTGGTTAAGGCAATATTGTGGGTTGTGGGGCTGTAAGAAAATGGCAGGGCTCACATCATTCACAATTCCACATATGGTCTGGATTGGCAAGCAGATGTATAGATTGGCCAATGCTGACATTGACGGTAAACGATTCAATTTTCGGTACGAGAGTATACCTGAACTAGGCAAAAGCGAGTTTGAATTTACTATTGGATTTGAAACATTTTATTCACCCAGCGACAAAGATGTTGAGGAAGAGTTTACCAAACGTCTTGAATTACTTGGCGGCACGATTGAGAGGCCAAATGACTAAAAAAGCACTTCGCAAGAAGCAACGCCGCAAGCGCAAGAAACTGGAGGCTATGTAATGTCTCTGATGAATTGCACATTCACGGTTCGCTGGAGCGATGACAAGAATAAGCCGCACGCGAAAACCTACGCTACCGAAGCCGATGCCAGAAAAGCCAAGCAATGGCTTCTGGAACGCGGCGTTCGGGACGTAGACATTGCGGCAAGGATTAATAATAAGCCAGCTGGTGGTTTGCAGAATGATGAAAAGAAGTCTGAGTCTACGGCTGAGCAGAAAGGATTTTGGTGGCAAGAATAATATGGAGACTTTTGGAACAACAATTACAATAATTCACTTAGTAATAACGGCGATTACAATTTTGTTTGGCTGGAGGCTGGTAGATAAACCGCGAAAGCCGATGGATGACAGTGGCTACGTACTTCAGGTCATTTATAACATCCTAATTGCGACAGCTCTGTTGTTTGCGTACTTGAAAGGTTAAAGTCGTCTGCTTGAACATTAACAATTCAACCGCATAACTGGGTAGACGACCTCCACATATCGTCTACTCAACTGGACAGATGATATGCACTGGGGCTGCCACCTTTCGTAGTTCCATTGAGGTGAAACGTTGCTCGGCTTTTCTAGCGAGCTATGCAACGTGTATCGTCTGTTCAACTGGCAACATCAACTAAATTAACAAAACATGTTAATGCTATACACCTGGTGTTGTCAACTGGCTATATAAGTGGCGGAAAAGGTAGACGCTTACGGCACTAAGGTCACGGTTCGATTCCGTCGTGCATGGAGACCATGTGATGTGCAAATCATCACCTTATATAGCCAACCAGTTATGCGGTTGAATATAAGAATAATAAGGAGAACTTATTCATGAAAGTAAATAACAACAGCAACGGCATCGGTTTTGTCGGTGCGCTAACTATCGCATTTGTCGTACTTAAACTAATGAAGATTATTGATTGGTCGTGGTGGTGGGTATTATCACCATTGTGGATATCTACGCTTGTGGTGATAGTCGTGATTGCCGTAGTTTTCTTGGTTATTTGGCTGACGGAAGCTAAAAGAGGATAAATTGTCGAATGCCAATAATTTCGTGTAAATAAGGAGAGTGCAATATGGCTAAACCACATTTTAGCTCATTAAGAATGGACTGGCGAACACCCAAAGCGGTCTATCAGGTGCTAGATTCAGAGTTTCAGTTTGATCATGACCCTTGCCCAGCTAATTGGGACGGCAAGGTCGATGGACTGGCAAGCGATTGGGGGGGGTACAAACTACGTCAATCCACCTTACGGGCGTGAATTACCGAAATGGATTGAGAAAGGCTACCAAGAGTGGAAGAAAGGTAAAACAGTCGTGTTTTTAATACCCAGCCGCACCGACACTCGATGGTGGCACGACTACTGCATGAAAGCCACTGAAATCCGTTACATCAAAGGCAGACTTAAGTTTGACGACCAGCCAAATCCAGCACCGTTTCCGAGTGCGATAGTTATTTTCAAGGGGAATGTCAACTAAACCACTAATTTTGTGGACATAAGAAAGGAGATGTCAATATGAACAGGAAATTAGGAGATATTTATGTCCCAAGAGCTGTCCCAGTTGGTACTAAAATATGGTTTGGCTCAGAAAGGCATGGTTATACAGTCAGGGCGTCTAATACAGCATTTGCAGTTTTGACTAAACCTTTTAACGCTCAAAGAACAGTACTGTACACAATTATAGACTGGGAACTTGGCATACGTGGTCCTAGCAATCTAATCTTTAATATCGGTGCAGAGACTGACGAACAGTGTTCACAGCTACTAGATATGCTTACCAGTGGCGAGATTGAAGTCAGCCACCGGCGTTGTGTCAAATTAGATATTTCAAGAGGAAAAATAGATTTGTAATCGAGACGGGAAGGAGATATCAATGAAAATTATAGCAGAAAACCCAGCTGAAGAAGCCCTGCTGTGGCGCATTAAGGCTCTGAGTGACGAGCTGGTCAATCAAGACAATCGATCCACTGATATGCCAGTATGGACGATCCTAGATAATAACAAAGCCGGCAAAGACTATGGCGCGGTCATGTACTTTACTGGCAAAGCCGCCGAGCGGCACATCGAGGAAAACGATCATCATTACGATAATCCAACGATATATATTCGTAGCGCTCACGACAACCGAGAACTAAAAGATGTTATTCACCTACTCATTCTAGCTGGCGGCAACGAAATACCAAGTAACCATTATGGGGTTTTGAGAGATGCGTGATATTAACTTCCGCGCTTGGGACAACCTAGAAAAAAGAACGCGAAAAGTCGTGTCCCTGCATTGGCGAGATGACAAACTTATTTCAGCAAAGCTTGAGGGTGACAATGAGCCGATTCCGATTGAGGGGCGGCTAGTGATTGAGCAATATATAGATTCAGTCGATAAATGTGGTGAAAAAATTTATGACGGCAGTATTGTCCGCTACAGTTTCGGTAGAGTTTGGCGAGTAGCTTGGCACCGATCCTTAGCTCAATTCGTATATCGGCGTCGTTCGCTAGGTGGCGGTCTACAATTAAATCGCGCTAATGGGTATGAATCAAAAGTCGTTGGTAATATCCACGAAAACCCTGATCTATTGGAGGAGAAATGAAATTTATTTGGATTTGCCGCCGACCAGTTGCGGACGATGTTCAGATGAATATCTTTATTTTTGACAGTACGCTTGTTGAAGCAGCACCAATTGATAGACTGTGTGGACACTTGCTTAACAAAGACGCTAAAAAACTAAACGAGTTTCTAGATAAATACGCTGATGCTCAGCCGTTTGATAGAATACTCTGCTACAAAGACACCGGAGAGCTGACTGAGCGCTTTATTAAAGAAATTAGAGAGGTGGAGAAGAAGTGAAAGACTTAACATACATAGAAGAATATATTAAAGATAGAAATTATAATATGCCTGAATTCGCTATCTCATGGGACATTACACTCGATGGAGAAATTAAATACTGGGCTAGGTTTTCTATGACGGATGACGATAACGATAATTATACAGATTTTGTGCAAGCTAATGACAATAGTCTAGAAGAAGTCATAGGTAAGATCGCGGGATATCTAAAGAGCGGGAAACATTATAGCGACGGGAGATATCTATGATTACCTCCTTTGCAATGGAGCTGAGCAGGCGATTGCGTTTATCGAGGAGTATGTCTAATGAAGCGTAAGATCAAAGGACGCAACTACAAAACGCCGACACCTAGAGTTTACAGTATAAAAGAAACTCGCACTACGCAATTTATCCGCAAACAGCTAATAAATAAGAATGGAGCAATATGTTCACTCTGCGACAAGCCGATTGAGACAATGAAAGATTGTACGATTGATCATATTATCCCGATTAGTAAGGGTGGTTTGACAACAATCGAGAATTGCCAGCTGGCACATAGAAGTTGCAATATAAGTAAAGGTAATAGGGAGGCTTGAAATGGGGCTAGTTAGAAATATTAAGGAGGCGGCTGACGTACGTAAGCGAGAGCGAGACATATTGGCGTCGAAATGCACAATAAAAATCGGCGACAGAGTGGCGTTCGCTCGAAATATTGATAAAGACGGCAGAGTAGTAGTGGGCGTAGTTGTTGGATATAAAAATGGTGTGTTCGTGGTTAAATACGATCCGCAACTCATCGTCGGCAATACTATTCAGTATTTTACTAGAAAATCTTATGAGCTGACTTTAGTTCATGACGTGGATAAATCAAGCTAGCTAAAGCATAATGGGCGTAAACGTCAATAATATGTGTGCGCCTAAAAGGTTGACTGAGGCGGCGGCGAATTATGTGCCGCCTCTTTTATGTTATAATAGCCCTAGGAATTGCGGATCGAAAGAGCCGCTTTTTTATTTGGAGAAATTATCATGGCAACCAGAAAAATGATGCGCAGGAACAGGCGAAGCAGCAAGCAGTCTAGCCGCAAATCCCCAAAGCAGCAGTTGCGAGGGATTGTTAAGGACAAACCAAAAAAGCCGCCTGTCAAGTCATCAAAACAGCCTGAACAGCCAGAGCCAGGACAGCCGACGAAATATAAGCCAGAGTATTGCCAGCAGCTCATTGACTATTTTTCAATCGAGCCGCTGGAAATTATTAGAGAGCAGGAAATAACCGGCACCGAGGGCGGCAAATACGTCTCGCGCCGCCTGCCGCAACGTTTTCCGTGGTTTGAAGGTTTTGCACGTAAGATTGGCGTTCACCGCAATACACTGAAAAACTGGTGTGCTGAACATCCAGAATTTGCCGAAGCCTACGATACCGCCAAGGATTTGCAACGCGAGTTCATCGTCGACGTGGCTTTGAGCGGTGCTGCGCCGCCAAGCTTTGCTATCTTTACTATGAAAAATGTCTGCGGCTGGCGAGACGAGCGAGACCTGAAGCTGAGAAAAGCGAAAGAGGAAGGCGATATTGATGACGACGAGCTCAAAGCGGCCATCTTTGAATAATCTCACCAGAGCGGATATTCTGCGGCTTTGCGATAAGTATTGGAACACTGACCGCGACAAGCTGCGGCGTTATCTGCTGGCGATATTCAAGCGGCGAGAGAACATCCACCTTTTCGGCTGGTTTATTGCACGGCCGTATTTTCCTTTGGAAACACCACCATTTCATAAAGAGATATTAGACCTGATCAGCAACAAGGAAAATCGGCGAGTTGGCGTTATCGCGCCCCGTGGTCATGCTAAGTCGACGACAGTGGATATGACGTATCCGCTGTGGGCAGGGTGTTTTGAGCAGGAAGAGTTTGTGGTGATAATCAGCGATACGTATACGCAAGCGGCCGAGTTTATCAACGCATTGAAAGATGAGTTTGAACACAATCCGAAAATTAGATGGCTATTCGGCGATATGAAAGGTGACGACTGGCAAGATGGTGAGTTTGTGTTGAGCAACGGCATTAAATACGCCGCTAAAGGATCTGGTATGAAAATCCGTGGTATTCGCCACCGGCACACCCGACCGACGTTGATGATATTTGACGACATCGAGAACGACGAAAACATCAAGAGCGCCGAGCAACGCCAGAAGCTGTACCATTGGTTTACCAAGGCGGCTATACCAGCATTAGCTAGAGGCGGGCGAGCTGTCATTATTGGCACGATTCTTCACTTTGACAGCCTCGTAAATAAGGTGATGAAGCAGCAAGACGTGTTTAAGAGCTGGCAAACGCGGGTGTTTTACGCAATCACCACGGAGGAGGACGGCACAGAGCGTGCTTTGTGGCCAGAGCACCGCAGCCTGGAAAAGCTGAGGGCTATGCGAGATGACCCGAGCGATCAGGAGTTCGTTGGCAGCATTGCTTTTGCGCAGGAGTATCAGCACAAGCCATTCAGCGAAGAGGACGCTATCATCAAGCCTGATTGGATTAAAGAGTGTGAGCCGAGCCAGGTACCAAATAAGCATGCACGGCTAGCACGAGTGCTGACAATCGACCCTGCCGCCAGTGAACGCCAGACGGCCGACCCGACGGCTATGGGTGTTGCCGATCTGTACACCGACGGCAATGTCTACATACGTGCGATACGCAACCAACGAACCTCGCCGAGTGTTACTGCTGACACGGTTAGAGAGCTTGATGAAATATACAAGCCGCAGGTGATTGGTATAGAGGAGGGCGCACTGGGGCTGGTGTTTCGGGATTTGTTGGCGGGACTACCTGTCATTGGCTTGAAGCCCGACAAAGACAAGGTGCGGCGACTCTTAGCCGTGAGCCGATTCTTTGAGGCGGGCAGGATATACATTGTGAAAAACATTCAGAATGGTCAGGCGTTACGCGAGCAGTTGATTGAATTTCCGAAGGGCACACATGATGACATGGTGGACATGGTGGTTTATGCGGTGCGGTTGTTGTTGGTGGAGGGAGTAGGTCAAGACTCTGACGGGTTTAATGAAAGTGGAGCATATCATGAGAAAAGAAGCGCAGACGACGAGGATGAAGGAGATTGGTCGGATGATGATTATGTGGTATAATCAAGCTAGAAATTGCGGTTATCACAGCCGCATTTTTCTTTTTGGTCTAGGGTAGCCGCCTTATTGCGAGGAGCAAAGTAGTGGCATTTTTTAGTAAAAGCAACCCAGAACCGACACCAAAAAATCTGACAAGCGAAATCGGCTTTGCCGGCGACATTGTATTTGAGGGATTCGAACGCGAAGAATCGCGTGTTGACGAGATTAGCATTAAAGACTACCGCAAAATGCTTGATAACGACACGACAGTCGAGGCGCTGTACAACATTTTTACCATGAGTATTCTGGCGGCAACGTATCATATTGACGCCGACAGTAACGATGAGGAGGAAGTGCAAGCTGAGCTAGTGCGGCGCAATCTCCTAGAGCCACCGCATAAGGGCGGTATGCAAACGCCGATGAATCTGTTTATTGATCAATCTCTAGCGGCGATTTATGAGGGCTTCGCACTGTTTGAGAAAGTCTATGAAGTGCGAGACGGTAAACTGCTACTCAAGAGATTGGCGCATCGTGACAGTACTACGCTTACACTCATCCGTGATGATGATGGCGGTTTTGGTGGCACAAAGCAATGCGCTGCTGATTCTGATGGTGTTTATCATGAGGTGATTATTCCAGCACACAAGTGCTTCCTGTTTACGTATGGCAAGAGCCGCAGTTATCTTTACGGCCGCAGTGCATTCAAGCCGCTGTATCCACGATACGACAAGAAGCGTCGACTAGAATACCTGGATAGCATTGCTTTGCAAGCTGATGCTATCAAACCGAAAGTTTTGCGGCGTACCGCTGACGGTGTTGTCTCTGATCAGCTAAAGAAAGCACGAAATAAGGCGTTGGATGTGTTAGGCAGGTTAGGCAAACGCAACTCAGTAGCATCACTGCCATATGGGTACGAGCTCGACGTTCTGAACACTGAGGGCCGTGATCCGCATCAATCGATTGAGCGGCAAAACTCGGAGATGGCGCGTGCGTTCCATGCGAGCGTTATCCTTACTGCAACGCAGGGCTCGGCGAGTAATGTTGGCTCGTACAGCCTGAGCACTAACCAAAAGGACTTATTACAAACAGCAATTACTGGTGTTATGCGGCTGCTGGAAGCACACATCAATCAATATCTCATCGCCGACCTCATTGACTTGAATTTTGCCGAACGGCACTATCCAGAGTTTCGTTTCGATACGCCAGACGAATCGATTATTTCGGCGGTGTTTGAGGCGTTCAAACTGCTCGTGCAAAAGGACAAGGTGTCAGATGATATTGCTGCTGGAATCGAGGAATCAACAGCGACACGCCTTGGTATTGATTTAGAAGCGATTAAAAAGCGGCGGCAGGAAGATGCGGAAGACGACAAGTCCGCTGGTAAAGAGAACGAAAACGCGGGAGATGACAAAGATGGAGGTTCTGGCGGCGACGCCGGCAAATTTCTAGGCGAAGATGACAAGCTTGGTGAAGCTGCTCCGCCTGAGCCGCACAAGCATGTTGCAATCGACCGAGATTTGACCGACGCCGAAAAACGCGTTAAGTTCGAGGTAATCGAAAAGTGGATGGCTGAGCAAGAGGCGAGTTTTGAAACCGCAGCGACCGAGGAATTGCGTAAAGCGGTGGCTGATATCTCGCTTGATGAGGAGTTCACGCTGCCAGCTAGCTATTCTGCGCTGCTGGCAAAACAATATCGCACAGCTTACAACTACGGCAAGCTATCCGCGGCAGATGAGCAGAAGCTGCCAGCACCAGCTTTGAAAAAGGAACTGAAGGTACGCGAGAAGCAGTATGTGGATTTCATTATCAATATGCAGACTGAAGACGTGCGTAATATTATTGCTGGCGAGAAGTTGAAGCAGCCTATTAACTTGGCTGACGGTGACGACGAGGACATTGATGAAGAAGCTGGAATATCTAATACTAGTGGCGGACAGGACGAAGCTGCCCGCAATGCGATGTTGGAATCAATTGGTTTATTGACTAGCGCCTGGATAACGCAAGCGGCGCTCGGTACAAAAGGCACGATCGTTACGCAGGGTATGAATGATGGGCGTGATGATAGTTTTTCATTCTTTGATGAAGACGATGACACTTCAGTTTATCAGTGGTCGGCTCGGATGGAGGCGAATACTTGTCCGATCTGCGCCGAGCTAGACGGCAAGGTAATATCTGCTAACGAACGTAAAACTACGTTCCAGCGGCCACCAAAGCACATCAACTGTAAATGTATCTGGACGAGAATATCGGCGTTAAACAAGGACTATAAGCTGCCAGCAATAACGGGGATTGATAATAAGCTCATTGAGCGGCTGGAATATATCCAGAGAACAACCAAAGCTGATCTGACAAATACGATACCTGGAGCATCAAAATACACAAAGGCGGAGCTGTCGAGCATTGAAGCGTACAAAGGAAATGGGTATATCAACGTCAACCAAGCACTATTAGGCAATCATCCTATGAATCCTTATGCTGAAAATGACATAAAACAGTTAGACAAAGCGATTAAGAGGACAACTCTGGAAAATGACGTATTGTTGTACCGCGGCGTAGGATTTAAGAAGCCTCTGAAAGCCGGCGAAGAAATAAGCAACCCTAATTTCCTATCAACATCGACAAGCCGCGACATATCAATGGAATTTGCCGAGAAAGCTGATTGGCAAAAATACATTCTGGTATTTCGTGCACCCAAGAATATGCCATATTTGGACATTGAGAAAACATTGGCAGATAATAATGTCAATTCAACAATTAATGAACGAGAATATCTGCTGTCGCGAGGCAAGAAGTTTGTTGTAAAAAATCTCTCAAAGAGGGATAATGGGGTTATAGTAGCGGAGGTGGAGATGACAGACGATACAAAATATTTGGATGACAACAGCGACAGTATCCTTACTGAGGATTTGCTGCGGGAGATTGACGAATCATACGAGCGCTCCAAGAAACGCCTTGCCGACCCAAACTACAAGCCGAGCCAAACAACCAGGCGCCTGCACCACATCTGGCAGATGGACTCTGACTACTTTAATGAACACCCTGAAGCTATCAAATCCAAAGATAACGATGAATAGTTGTTGCTAACATAACCTTTGTGGTATAATAGCCGTAATGAATTGCGATCGCACGTAGGTCGCAATTTTTCTTTTGACATCGGAAGCTACCCTCTGTGAATTACTCTTGAATAATTGCAACATAAACATTTTACAGTTGATATTGTAAAACTCCACTTTCTCGCCTGCGTGCGGTCGCGGTTCAGCCAGGAGAAATCATATGAGTATGCATGTTTTCATTAATCGAGACACAAAGGTAGAGCTAGCCGACAATGAGGGCGGTAAATATAAGCGTTTCAAGAAGCAGATTTGTCAGTTCGGTGAGTATGTCGATCCAAACAACACCTCAAAAAGGATGGTGCTTGATAAGCTATTCGGCAAGCGGCTGAAAGAGAACTTTGACAATGGTAAGTACGGCGTTGTGGCGGTGCCGCTAGGTCACCCTAGAAATTCATCAGAGCTAGCGGCTTGGAATAGAGGCGAAATGGTCAATATGGAGTTGACCGACGATGGAATCAACGCTGTCATCGAGATACGAGACGACGAGACCGCAAAGAGTATTGAGAACCGCAATATTCCTGATGTATCAATGGGCTTTGAAGACAACTACCTCGACAAAAAGACTGGCAAGTTTGTCGGGCCGCTATTGAAGCATGTCGGGCTGGTTGTTGACCCGTACATTAAAGGTATGCGGCGATTTGTGCCGCTTGCCGATGAAGTACCGGCAGTATTATTTAGTGATAGTCAAGATTATGAAAAGGAGGACAAGGCTATGACAGTAAAAATTAAGAATGACCGCGAGTTTGATGTTGAAGTAACCTACGCGGTTGACGGCGAAAACAAAACCGAAATGGTCGCTGCTGGTGCTGAGATTGAAGTGCCAGAAGACCAAGCAGAAGCTGTGAAGCAGCAAATCGCCGACGCTGAGGCGCCAAAAGATAGTGACAAAGAAAACGAGTTGTCTGAGCGCGAGAAAGCATTGGCTGATCGCGAAGCTGTGCTGGCAGAAAAGGAAGCTGCAGCAGCAAAGCGCGACGCTGAGGCGAAATTCAATAAGTTGCTGAGTGATGGCAAGGTAGTGCCGGCTCAAAAGGACGCATTCATGGCGTTGTCTGAGGCATCAAGCACTGAAATCCACCTATCTGATGATGAAACCAAGACCGTTGATACGTTATTAAGTGAGTTTATCGAGGCAAGTCCAAAGCTGAACTTGACCGACGAGAAAGGAACTGACGGCGAAGGCAACGGTGGCGGCGATGAAGTTCAGCTAAGCGAGGACGAACAAAGCCTGACAGACCTCGGCTTGAGCGAAGAAGATTTGAAAGAAACTAAACGTCAGGAAAAGGGAGAATAGCAAATGGCTAATCTAACAGCTCCGCGAGACGACAGCCGACAAACCGGTGATTTGGTTGAAGTTGATGCGGGAACAAATAAGATTTTTCACGGCGCTGCCGTGACAATCGCAAGCAACGGCTATGCACATGCTGGCGCTCCAAAAGAGCCTTTTGTAGGTGTCGCTCAGGAGTCCGTAACTGGTGGACTGGTGCGCGTGTACACTGAGGGTGTGGTGAGCTTTAACTGTGCGGCTGCTGTCGGTGTTCAAGCGAACGTAGGCAAGAATGTCGCGCTCGTTGATGACAATACTGTCGGTTTGGCAACAGGCAATGACGCTGTAGCCATCGGGATTATTACTAAAATTGAATCGACTACATCGGTTCGAGTTAAACTACGATAGAAAGGAATAGAAAATGAGTTTGAATCCTACACAGCTCGGTCGCGCGGACCTGTACGTCAAGACAATTTTCCGCAAAGCAATGAGCGAAGAGTCGAACGACATAGCTAAAGATTTGTACGCCATTACTCCAAACAAATCTGGTTTCGCGCGGATTTTGAACCTAACCGCCGTACCAGGCATGAGGCGGTGGGAAAGCGAGCGCCGACCAGGTACGTTCTCGTTCGGTGTGGAGATGCAGAAAATCGGTAAATGGGAACAGTCTGTTGCTATTGATGGCGCGGACGTCGAGGACGACGATTTGGGCATCTACAAGTCTGCCATTGAAGAGATGGCTCTTGAGAATAAATTAGTATACTCAGCCCTGGCTGTTGAGGCTATCAATAAAGGCTTTGTTACGAAGTCTGGCGATGGGCACAATTTCTTCTCTACTGAGCACGGCAATCTGCAAACTGGCGACCTGACAGCTGCTAATTACGAAGCCGCTTGCCTGAAAGTTCAGACCCAGAAAGCTGAAAACGGCAAATCATTTGGCTATCTCGTCGACACGTTAATCGTCGGACCAAACATGCAGAGCAAGGCGCGCGCTGTTGTTGAGAAAGAGAATCTCGCCGGGGGAGAGAGCAACACCAATTATCACACCGCAAAGATTTTGGTTGTTCCGCAGATTACAGACAACAGCTGGTATGTTGCCTGCTTGGGTCGAAAGGTTAAGCCAGTTGAGGTGTTTGAGCGCCGCAAAGCTGGTCCGCTGCGTCAGATATTGAAAGATCGCCAGGAAGACCAGGACGTCTATACTTGGGGTACTGACGGTCGTTTTGACGCTGCGTACGCAAATTATCGATTAATTGCCGGTTCGGTGGGTTCTTAGGAGGAAGTCATGGAAGATCAGCCAAAACCTGAAAACAAGAAAGCTCCAGAGCAGACCAGTCAGCCAAAACCTGAAAACAAGAAAGCTGAAAAAGCCTTCTGGGTTGACGGATTTGGCGTAACAATGGCTAAATCGCAAGAGGCAGCTGAGAAGAAAGTTAAAAACATTCTTTCTGAGCAAAGCGAATAGCTTTCTGACACGGCGGCGGATAGGAGCGTTTCCGCCGCCAGAATGAGAAAGGTATAAATTGCAGATGACAGCGTATTACACAACACTACAAGACATACTCGAAGAGGCGGGATTGCATCATGTTGAGAATGGCGTAGCTTTGAACGGTGTCGTTGATGGAATAAATACAACATTTACGACCGACCGCAAGCCTATCACCGATCGTAATTTCGACGATACAGTCACGGTTGATGATTTCGTGGTGTTCGTCGATGGTGTACCAGTTAAGGCTGTTAGCGTAAACGAGGCATTTGGCGTGATTGAGTTAAAAGAAGCACCCTTTGACGATTCGGTGGTAACGATTGATTATTCATATGCATCTGTGCCGCTGCGCGTAGTTGAGTTGGCGCGCAAGGCAGCGATGGCGTGGATTGATAAGAGTATGGAGGGGGTTGATCCCTGCGCGCCGTATGGTAAATATGGTCGCGAAATCCCAGGCAGGGTAGTGGAGCTGTGTACCAACTATGCGGCCGCTCGATTGCTGATCCGTGAGTATGGCTTTAATCAAGATATTGAGGGTACGAGTAAAGACGGCTACAAGCGGCTGGAAATTGTGAAACAAGATATGCAAGAGTTTGTGAAATCTGGTGGTGTTTGCGGCGCTGGCAGTGATGACTTGAGCGCTGGCCTTGGCGCTGTTGGTGCGCGGTGTGATGGTGATTTATTCGGTGATTTTCCGGACAGGCGACGTCGGCACAATGATGACTGCTATGAGCGCGAGGACTAGTGATGGGCTTGCAGCTTGAGTTTTCTGTTGAGGGACGCAAGGAAGTGTTGCGGGATTTGGATACGCGTGGACGCAAGGCTAAAAACTTGCAGGCGCCGCTCAAAGATTCGGCAGACTACATGATGAAAGTCATCGACCAAAACTTTGGTTCGCACGGTGGTGTGTGGGGTAAGTGGAAGCGACGCAAAAAAGCTTATCCGTGGCGGATGCTTGAGAAGACTGGCGCGATGCGGCGTGGTTTTCGCAGCAGGATATACACGAAAAAAGCAGAAATATCTAACTTACAGCCGTATTTCAAGTATCACCAATCACACCGGCCGCGTAAATATCTGCCACGCCGCGTAATGATGGCGATTGAGGAGCAACAAGCAAGAGAAATAACGCGCATATTCCAGCGCCACATAATGTAATAGGAGGAAACCATGGCTAAATATGTTGACCCAATACTCAAGCAAATCAAGGACATTCTAGAAAAGGACGGCCCGGCAATTCTGCGTGGTCGGTATGGTTATGGCGACCCCGTTGTCATAAACAAAAGCCAGCTAACACGGCCGATGGCATTTATTAGTTTTGACAACGACTACGAAATTCACGATTCAGCAGGCGGCGAGATAGAGAGTAATATGGCAATCATTTTGTGCGTGGTTGTAGACATGACCAAAGATTTTAATCAAGGAACAGATGCGCGCAGTCATCTTGAGCTGGTGGAATTAGTGGCGGCACGGCACGATGATATGACGCTACGAAAGGGCAGTATTATCGGCGCGTTGAGAGCTAATCAAGATCCAGGCGATCGTGTGTGGATTGATGCCGGTGAGGAGACGACGGTGGAGTTCGACGCGACGCCGCGTGACAAAGGTCTATTTACTGCCGAAGCCATTGTAAGATTCAAAGTCAAGCACGCGCAATTCCGTCCAGACTTATTATCGTGATTGTGGTATAATTAGAGTAACAAATTGCGGTCTCCGAAGGTCGCAATTTTCTTTTTGCCTCTTTATAGGAGGCGCTTTTTTGTTACCTAGGTAATAATAAAAGGAGTAAGAAATGCCAACATTTTCAGGACGAAAAGTTGCCGTCGGTATTGGGCTGGAAGATCCGAACGACAAAGGCAAGGCGGTCGCGCCAACGTACGGTGCGCCACATCTCGATATTAGCTTTAAGGATTCACCAACCAGCAAGATGAACGAGTCGGCGCTCGGCACGATCATCAAAAACAATGGTAAGACCGATGTACTGGTCGAGGGTGACGGCTCAATCTCGACAAAGTTGTGGGTTAAAGGTCTGTACTACTGGCTAGCGCTAGCATTTGGACAGAAACCAACCACCACTGGTGTACAAGGCGATACTAACGCTAAAGAGCATCTGTTTACGCTGAGGGACGACAACAACCATATCTCGGCGACCATGACGATTAAAGAGCCGAACCTATCGGCGCAATTCGCCTACGCTATGGCAGATTCTGTAACGTTTACGTGGACACCTGACGACTTTCCAAAGGTGGAAGTGGCGTTTAAGTCGCATAAGAGCAAGGAAGCCAGTGGCGGTAATGTGACATACACCATCGATGACACTGAATTCCTACCGAAGCACGCGATGTTTAAGATTGCGGATGATCTTGCAGGGCTTGATGCGGCGCCTGAAGCAAAAGACATCAAGAGTCTGACGCTAACTATCACTAAAAACTTGCAGCCACAGCAGACTATGGACTCCAAAGACACCTACGGCGAGATTTTGAACGGTGAGTTTGAAGTATCGGTGTCCATCGAGAAGCTATACCGCGACAAAACCTACCGCGCGATGAGCTATAATGACGAGCGCAAGGCATTGCGGCTATCGTTTGTCGATGACAAAAACAAGGCTGGCACAAAAACTAACACCAGCTTGACATTCGACATCGCTGTCGCAGCATTTAGCGGCTATGAGCCAAGTTACGGCGTGAGCGACATTGCCACCGAGAAGATCGATGCAGTCATGTTACTCAACACGGCTGATTTTGGCAAGTCTATTACTGCGAAGTTAGTGAATAAATACACTTATTAGTAGTAATTTGGTGAACAGAAAAGCCCGCAGGTTGCGGGCTTTTGTATTATATTACAATTGGCTGATCAGAATTATCATTTCCAGTGTGATTTAATACCGATATCCTAAATTTACTGTTAGATCTTACAAGACTATCGTTTGCTGATTTTATCATAGTACCTGTTGTTGACTTGGCGTTATCTATGTGTGACTTGTATTCTACAATAATATCACCAGTTTTTGTTTTTAGAGTTGACGTCAATTTAAGGTCTGATTCGGCGCTTTTCTTTTTTGCGGCCAATGAAAATACACCAAGTGCAACCATACGGGTGGCGGTAATTCTACTTGAGTTCTCGGTGTGAGATTCTTCATTGAAAGAAAAATTCAACACCGAAGACCACGGTATAGTTGTCAGTAGCTCTTTACGTCTATTAAATGTGCCGCCAGAGTATAAATCTATACCGTCGCTATATGCGACTAGAGTTAATGTTTTTATGTGGCGCTGTATCGCTTTGTGGCTGCCGAAATATTCTCCATATATCTCGACAGGTTTATCCATTTTATATTGCTCTTTAAGCCGCTTTATTGTAGCCTTGCGTTCTGATTTATCTTGGATTTTACGAGCCTCGTTTTTAGCTTCAAGGTATTTTTTGTGAACTTCAACTTCTCTACTCATGTTACGAATATATCACCAGGATGTGGTATAATACAAGTAATAAGTTGCGATCACTTTGGTCGCAACTTTTCTTTTGCCACAAGAGTGGTCGCTTTAATGAGCAAAGGAGCGACACAATGTTTCCAACGAAGAATATTAAATTGTCTGGCGAAGGCGAAGCTGTTATTAGAACGACCTTAACTAATAGAGACAGAATTCGCATTTCTGGTGCAGGTAATAATGAGAATATCATCTTAGCTGGCGTTCGGGTGCTTCTCATGGAGTACAACGGGAAAACCGGTAAAGACGCTGTCGAATCTTTTTTGGATTCAACTAATGGAGAAGATTTTAAGGCAGTCTTTGATGTAGTTTCAAAGGTTGTCAACGGGATAGAAGATTCCCCAAAAGGAGAATAGCGCTTGCGCAGGATTATGAGCGAGCGTATCGAACAAAGTCTGTAGTTCCAGAGCCGATAGTTATCGCAGGAATACTCAAGGACTATGGCTGGACTTATGACGAATACTTGGATACGCCCGAGTGGATTATAGAGGCGATCATGGCGAAGCGTGCTGTCGAGAACAAGTTGGAGGCTGAGTCCTACGATAAATTATCGAAAGGGCGTAGTTAGTTATGTTCTCCAGTAATGAACTTACTCTAACGATTAAGGGTAACAGTTCACAGCTGATTGCAGCCCTGAATAAGGCTGGCGCGGCTGTTGATGGTTTTGCTAATAAATCTAGCAGCTCTGGCAACAAATCTAAAAATGCGTTCAGCGGCTTGAGCGGTGCAGTTTCGGTCGCGGCTGGTAATTTGATTTCTGCTGGCATTCATAAATCCTTCGATATGATCAGCAATTCCGTTGACGATGCTATCCGCCGCGTGGACATTTTGAATAACTTCCCGAAAGTTATGAGTAATCTGGGAATATCCGCTGATCAGTCCAAAAAAGCTATCACACTAATGGCCGATTCGCTTAAGGGGTTGCCGACGTCACTAGATAGCGCAGCCGCTTCAGTGCAGCGCTTGACGTCGAAAAATGGTGATGTCGGTAAATCAACCGAGATGTTTTTGGCGCTCAATAATGCCATCCTGGCTGGTGGTGCACCAATGGACATTCAGGCTACGGCGATTGAGCAGATTTCACAGGCATATGCTAAAGGCAAGCCAGATATGATGGAGTGGCGCGCGCTACAGAGCGCCATGCCGGCACAGTTGAAGCAGATTGCACAGGCGTTCTTTCAAAATGGTTCGGCGCTGGACGTTTACCTCAAAAAGGCTCAGGAATACGCTAAGAAAAATCCAATGTCATCGACAGGCAAGGAACTACTGGAACAACTAACTGCCGTCAAGAATGGTACTGGCGACATGACGACAGCGCTAGGCACAGCAATGCGCACCGGAATCATCTCAATGGACGATTTCATGGCGACCATAACCAAGATGAACAAAGAGGGCGCTAATGGCTTCCAGAGCTTTGAGAAGCAGGCGCGGAACAGTACGGGTGGTATTCAGACGGCGATGGAAAACTCGAAAACTGCGGTGGTGCGCGGAGTTGCCAAGATAATTGAGGCTTTTGGCAGTGGGGATATGTCTGGTGCAGCGGGAGGATTTGGTAAAACATTAGAGAACGTTCTGACGGGTGTTGCTGATATGATCAAGTTCGTCAAAGAAAACAAAGAGGTATTTACTGGTATTGCAATTGCCGTAGGAGTGCTGACTGGAGCTGTTATCGCTTACGACACAGCGGTCAAAATGTCTACTATAGCTACCAAAGCTTATACTGTAGCAATTAATCTATGGAAGGGTGCGGTTACTGTAGCTACTACTGCGCAAAAATTGTTCACTCTAGCTATGAATGCTAGTCCGTTGATGAAAATTGTCACGGTCATTGGGTTGGTGGTCGGGGCACTAGCGTGGTTCTTTACCCAGACGGAAGAGGGGCGTAAGATATTTGGCCAGGTCGTAAAAACCGTTGGCGAAGTTGTCGGAGCCATCAGCGGGGTTGCAGGAAAGATAAGTGAGGTAGTCGGCGGCGCGTTAGCTACTGCTGGTCAAGTCGTCGGCAAGATTGCTGGCTCTATCGGCGATATTGTCGGTGTTATTGGCGGTGCTATCGGCAAGATTGCTGAGATTATCGGTGGCGCAGTTGCTGGTGTTGTTAGATTTTTTACGCCGATAGTTACACTCGTAGCACCGATATTCCAGACTATCTGGCAAATCATATCTAGTACGTTCATTTTGATTGTTGCAATCGTAGCGACTGTTATGGAAACAATTTTCAATATTATACGCGGAATCATTGATGTTTTTGTAACGGTTTTCGGGGCGATCATAGGCGCAATTGGTCCAATCGTCCAAGGAATTATAGATTTTATTTCGGGGGTAATCGGTACTATTGGTGGAATTATCCAAGGTATCGTCAATTTTGTGTCAGAAGTTGCAGCCGCAACTGGCGGAGTTATTCAGGGGGCGGCCGATATTATTGTCGGCATTGTTACAGCTATTATTGATACGATTACTAGCATAGTGCTGCCAGTAGTGAACTGGATGGATATTAATATTATCCAGCCAATCGCTACTTTCTTTAAGGGGCTATGGGATAGTGTTGTAAATGTCACAAGAGGATTTGTAAATGGAGTAATGGGTGTTATAGCGCCGATTGCAAATTGGATTAATTCAAATGTCATACAGCCAGTAGCGAGATTTTTTGGCGGATTATGGAATGGGATTGTCAGCGGCGTTAGTAGTGCAGCTAGGGCAATTGGTAATGTTATGGGTACAATTGGCGGATTCGTCAAGGCTCCAATCAACGGAATTATCGGCGCTATAAATGGCGTAATTGGCGTGTTAAATGGATTTAAGGTTCCAGACTGGGTTCCAGGTCTCGGAGGTAAACATCCTAATTTTCCAAAAATACCGATGTTGGCAACCGGTGGTATCGTGCCGCCAACTAACGGCGGCTCGATTATCTACGCTGGCGACGGCGGGCAAAATGAATGGGTCGTGCCAGAAAGCAAAATGGCAAGTTTGGTGGCGCAAATTAACAGACGGACAGAAAATGAGAGTGGCGGCATGACAAAACACATTACCGTAAATAATACCTACAATGTACGCGACAAGGTCGACGCGCAGATGGTGGCAAGCGATTTGGGATATTTATTAAGTCAGGCGTAGGAGGAAAGTATGTGGCAGGTATTTTTGAACGATTTTCAGATAAACGATCAGCTCATCGGCATGCACCTGGATGAGCCGATTGAGGGCTTGGCTGGGTTGCCTGCAATTCGTACGTCGCAGGGGACTAACTTAGGACGAAATGGCGGCTGGACAACAAAACAGCTGTATGAGGCGCGATTTATTTCGTTTAGCGGGCGGATTTTCGGCAGGACGGTACGTGAAACTGAGGAGCGGCGGCGTGAGTTTGCCACGATTTTAGCAAAGCTGGTGAAAGATAAGGGAACACTTCGCGTGATTACGCCTGGCGGACAAGTTTACTCGACAGAAGTAGTGCTAATTGGTGTGGAGATGCCGATTGAAAAGTTACTAAATCTGGTGAAGTGGAAAATCAACCTGAAAGCAGACGATCCATTACTGTACGACAACAGCGATGGTGAATTGCTGGCAACTATTCGCAAGACGCGCCAGGGCGGGTTCACGATACCATTCACGCTACCGCTGTATATCAGTCCAGATGAGCAGCCGTCCACAATAAATAACTCTGGCAACGAGACGATACTACCAAATATAATCATCCACACCAAAGCCACTAATCCAAAGCTAATAAATCGTACGACAAATCAAGCGATGGAGCTTATTTTGACCGTTGGCGCTGGTGGAAAGTTAGAAATTGACATGAAAAATAAGACGATTTTGCTGGATGGAATGAATGTGTATGATTCGCAGGCTGCCGGGTCAAGTTTTTGGGGATTGGCGCCCGGCGACAACATGATTGAGCTGCAAACTGACGAGCAAGATGAACAGACGGAAGCAGAGCTGCGATTTAGAAGTGGATACATAGGGATTTGAGCCATGGCGGAGTATAAGATTGAGGTTTATAGCAAGAATGGAAAGTGTCTCGGTGATATTCGCCATTTAGCGCAAAGACTAAAATGGACTGAGCAGCGCAACGCCGCCGAGACAGTGGGTTTTCGGATGGATTTGGCACGATATGAGGAATATGTCAAAAAAACCGGCATGCGGCCGTATGATTTTATGGATGCCGGCACGACAGACATTAGAGTTGTGCGCAACGGCAAGGATAGAGTCGGCGCGCACCTGATTAAAGCGGCATTTTCGCCGAATGACCCATCAGTTGATATTGATCTGAGCTTTACTGGCTATCTCAATTATTTTAAGGATGCTTATGTGGACGTTGATTATGACAAAACTAGGCAAGGCGATATCGCTTGGGGTGTAATAAATCAGTACCAGGGAAAGCAGGACGGAGATTTCGGTATTCGGCGCGGTAGGTTTACATCACTCGGCAAAAATCCGCGCCAGCGCCACCAGAAGCGGGCAAATGTGAAAGATTTTCTGGTGCGACTAAGCAATGTTATTGACGGCCCAGATTTTCAGTTTACGCCTGATAAAAAGTTCAACACGTTTGACGCTATGGGAAGCTATCGTCCAGATATTCGATTGAGCTACCCAGGCAATGTAGCTAGCTTTGGATTTGAGCGAAGTGTAGATAGCCTGGCTAATTATGTGATTGGTATTGGTAGCGGTAACGGCGACGATGCACCGAGTACATACGCTACCGATCCATATTCGCGCAAGGCACTGTATCGTCGTGAGAAAATTGTAACGTTTAGTTCGGTTGTTCGTGAGACGACTTTGCAAGAGAATACAAATGGCGTACTGGAACTGCTAAAAGACGTGCGCGAGCTGCCGAGCTTTACTCTATCTGACGGCGTGCTTGATTTGAATGATGTGGGTCTCGGCGACACAATATATATTGAGATGAATGGTTATATTATGTTTGAGCACATCCGTGGATTTTACCGTATTGAAAAAATTGAAGTCAACGTTGATGAAAACGATGCCGAAGAGGTAACTCTGACCTTCGATAATTTAAGCGTGGATGATATTATCGCGCAGCAGGAAGAAAATGAGTAGACTAACTGAGCTGGAAGAGCAAACCGCCATTGGATTACTAGTACGATTACGCGCGCAGCAGGCTGAGATGAAATTTACACCGCAGTTGACGAGCGTGAAGTCGGGCGTCCAGACCTATCAAGTTCCTGAAGATAATTTATGGGACGAGTTCGATTTTGTCCGTATCGTTAACGGAGTAGAGCAGGTAATACGAACGCGAGCAGCAGAGCTGCCAGGCACTGGCGGCGTGCAGTATTTGAGAGCTCTGTATGTCACAACCACATATACTCCACAACATCAAAATTCGCCAGTCGTATATCCGTATTTAGTGTTGTCGCTCGGCGGACAAGAGTGGGAGCCAATATATTCACCAGCGCTTGGTTTAGGTTTTTCGTCTCGTAAACAAGGAAACAGTGGTTCAATCGGTTCATTCATTTATTTGTCTGATAAAACTGATTACTCGGCTGAAAAGATATTATTTACATATTTAACAGACGCTTCATACAGCACAACGAGTAACTCTAGCGTAACTTTACGAGTACGTTTTCGCCTGCGCAGCACTGACAGAGGTAAAACTTATGTGAAGGTAGTGATGTATGGCTAAAAGTAGATTAAATATAAACGATTACATCACGGAAATGAAGGCGCTAGAACGAGAGTTAAACGACGAGAAAACGCTGCAATTTATCGGATCAGAGCAAATAGTTATGAAATTGTCAGAGACAAGCAGCCGTTGGGATATGTCAATCACACCTCACAGACCAGGACAAGCGGCAAACAGCGACGGGTGGAATGTCTGCATTGTTACCGCTAGAGCTTTTAATTCTGGTAATTTAGTGGCGAGTTTGGCGGTTGAGTCCAGCGTAGATTCGGCGCTTGAAGAAATGATTGATATCCCACTGCCACCAAGCCAATCCAGTATGAAAAAATGGTTTATACCAATTTTCGGACCTAAAACACAACCAATACAGCTCAAATTTCAAGTAATTGCAAATGATGATTGTTCAATTAGCTTTGAGGAGTGGACATCGTGGTAGTAAATCGAGTTAATTCGCAGCCAAATCTATTGCGTGAATTGAAAGATTTGGAGCGCCGGCAGCGCGAGAAAAAAGAGCTGCAGATTGTAGGAGCGGATGCCGTCAGGACGTTTTTGATAAAAACAGGAAATACGTGGGACTGCGACGAAACATTGCCGCTATCTCCTGATTTGACACGTCAGAGAGAATTCATAGTAACATTTTGCCCAAATAATAAGGCCGCAGGATTGGATTTACATGTAAAAAGCGAACTGGCTGAAACCCCGAATACTAAGCCACGGATAACATCTGTACGCCGACGCGTGACAGACATAAAATCGCAGCAATGGCGTGTACGAGTTAAGTATTACGGAGACCAAGCTGTGAGGGTTAAGTTTTTTGTCTCGGCGACAGGCAAGGGAACTTTAACTGTGGTATAATGTAGATAATAAATTGCGACCGCTTGGTGGCAATTTTTCTTTAGCTTTTCTGGCGGTACGCGGAAAGGATTTGAAATATGACAAGACGAGTTTTCAACTACGGCGGCGGGATGCATAGCCCGGCAGCGCTAACACAATTTATACGTGACGCACTGGACGGCGAAGTAGCAAATGGTATGGAAGTGGTGGCTGGCAGTGGGATGAACGTTACTGTTAAGTCCGGGACTGCTTCCGTTGGAAAAGACCCGTCATACGACATCAACATTATAGGCACTGAATCGGTTAGTGTGGGTGCAGCATCGCCATCAAATCCAATGAATGCACTAATCGTTGCCTACGTGGATCGTGATGTTGCTGGTAGTACAGCTGTCACGGACAATACTAACGATGTATTTAAGCTGAAAGCAGTTTCTGGTGCGGCAGCCGCTACACCATCCGATCCAACAACGTCAGCGATTCAGGCGGCAATTGGCGCAGCAAATCCATTCATCATCCTGGCGAGAGTTCGAAAGCAGGCTGGCGCAACGTCTGTAACTGCAGGAGATATTGTCGATCTACGTAAGATGATCACGCTTAGATCTGGTAGAATTAATGACTCAAATATAATAGCTGATGGTACAATACAATCACAGAATTTAGACTCATCGTCTCTATTGACGTTCAGCGCCGACAGCGTCAGTCAAACTATCTCAGGTAACATTCTAGTACAGGCTGGCTGGGTTCAATTTTTGGGGAGTAATAATAAAAACCAGGTAGTGTCCGTCGCGTTTCCAAAACAATTCAAGCAAGTATTCTCGATGATACCAATTTTAATTGGCTATAAGAACGGTAAAAAAGCTACCAGTATTAGCGAATTTAATCAGATAATTGGCGGTGGATCAAATATTGAATCTGGCGTCGTAACGAACACTGGTGCGACCCTCAACGTCTTGACGGCTGGTATATTTGGTAACGCGTGGCATGGAGTTTCATGGGTGGCGATAGGGGTAGTCTAGCTAGCTGGTTTATCTGTAAACCAGCATGCAGTGCCATACCATTCGTTATGCCCACTATTAGCCACGCAATCCATTATGCCAGTAGGAGAAATTCTGATTATTGCGGTGCCGCTCAATTTTCCTGAATTACGAGCGGTCAATTTTAGATTAACCCAGCCAAAAAATGATGCTGGACAAAATTTATCAGGCATTTTTTCGGATAGACTAGCTAAATTTGTGGGCAGGGCAGTTGTGCCACCAACAGTCAAAAACACCAGCTGGCCCACTCTGACTACGCTGGCTTTTAAGCTGTAACCGATATTAACCATCTCTTTTATAGTGTTTTGCTCAGTGAATAGCGCCATGTGCCGTGGTTGTATTGTGTTGTAGAAATTAGCTGTTAACTTATGCTAAAATATAAGTAGAAATGCGAGCAAGCGCGCGAGGTTATATATAGGCGCTTTACCTCGCACGCCTGTTCGGATTTTAGCGAAGTCTGTGATATAATACAGGCATAAGGAATTGCGATCACAAAACGTGGTCGCTTTTTTAATGGAAAAATTATGAGCAACACAGACGTATCAGCAAAAGAATTTGGCGCATTGCAAGCCAAGGTCGAGTACATCAAGGATGGCGTTGACAGGCATACAGCAGCACTTGAGCGAATAGAGAACATATTGAGCGGTAATATTTCGCGAGCTGAACTTGGACAGCATAGAAAAGAGCTTACGGATGAGATGGAGCAGAAATACCTGCCGCGCAGCGATGTGGAGAGCCTGCTGAACTTTTGGCGGCTTATCACCAGCGGCCTGGCAAAGATATTTGCAGTGGCACTGGTGGCGTTCGCCGTGTATCTGACGGGTGTGATGGTTAAGCAAAGCCAAACGGTGACGACGCTGAAAGAGGATATACAACACCTGGAGACGAAACGATGATCATTCTACCAATATCCCTAATTACAATCTCGCTCATTCTCTACCTGATTTTTCGAAGCAATAATAATAACCAAGGAGGTTTAAGGTGAAACTAGAAAAGAAAACTACAAGACAGCTGTCAATCGCGGTTGGCTTGCTGTCATTCGGCGCGTTCGTCGTGCAGGGGCTCGGCGACATTTGGGGCTTTGCTGCAGTTGCTAAGCAGCTGACAAGTACGGCGCTGCTGTTTGCCGGCGGCGTCAATGTTTACTTTTTGGGCGTAACAAATCAGAAGAATAACCAGGACAGAAAGGAATCAAAATAATGGAAACTACCAAATATAACGCGCTAGAAGAATTGCATAATGAACTGAATCGCGGCACACCAGGCGATGAAGTTTCTCTTAATATCGGCGGCAAAGAGGTGCTGAGAATCAAATTTCAAACTGGCGGAACCGCTACTACAGAACGCAATGGCGTATTTATCGAGGACTTGCTTATTGTAGCTTACGCAAAACTAGCGGGCTACAACCGAGAATTGCCTTGTCGCGAAAACAGTGTGGCTCTTACAAAAATCGAGGAAGCTATTATGTGGCTGGCTAATCGCAAAGCTGAACGTGAAGCTCGCGGTGTATACGGCACTGAGGAGAAGTAGTAATGAAGAGAATAGTATCAAAGTTTAAGAATTTTCTCGCCAACCGCCTTGCCGTGATTCTGGTGGCGGCAGTCGTAGTTTTGTCGGCGACATTCGTCGTTGTCGGCAAGCAAGCTGAGGACGGTAGTATCACTCTTGACGGTTCAAAAGCCAAGTACTCCAAGGCGACTGAGAAAGCTTTATGCGAGCTAGCCAAGAAACGTGAGACGGCAATTGCTGGCATCATGGGTCTAGACGTGCCGCAGGATTCCGGCTCGGGCTGTGAAGCACCCGACAAAGAGCTAGCACAGATGGGTTCTGGTGTGTATTACAAGACTGATTTATCCAGCCCCGCTGCGTTCGTAAACGCCATGAACGGTAGAGGATTTAACGAGGGCTACGGACTACAGTGTGTGGCAGGATTTAAGCAGTTTATGTTTAGCTTGAGTGGACGCGTCGTGGCGACCAGAACAGGTGGTGCAAGCGGATACGCCAATCAGGTCAGCGAAATTCAAGCACTCGGCTTTACGTGGCATTCTGGACAAGCTGGTATGAAAGACGGCGACTGGGCAATCTTCGGTGGTGGACAATATGGACACGTTGCCATGTATTACCAGGGCAAGTTCTTCGGGCAGAATCAAGGCAGTGGCAATATCTACGTTGGCAATGCCTTTAATTTGATGGATCTAGGCGGTTACCGCAACTCTATCATCGGCTACTACCGCCCTAACATCTGGAATGGCACCGCTAGCGCGCCAGCCGCTCCAGCAGCCAGCTCAAAAGCAGTGAACGACCAAGTCGTAGCTGATGTATTAAAGGGCGTGTACGGCAGCGGCAATGACCGCATTGCTCGATTACAAGCCGCTGGCTACAATCCAGCCGAAGTACAGGCAGCCGTCAACTCACGCGTAGCAGCACAAGCACCACGAGTGAGTGCACCAGTGCCGACAGGCTACGTTCAGCGAAGCGTTGGTGGTTACGTCGTGCGTCGCGGCGATACGCTCGGCGATATCGCACTGCGGAACGGCTGGCACGGTACGAACGGGCTGTTTGGCAATTCTGGCTATACACAGCGGCTGGCTGAGCGAAATGGGATTAATAACCGCGGATTGATTTATCCAGGGCAAAGGATTAATCCATGAATCTACAGAAAATAACCATCACCAAGTCGAGCCTGTATTTTCGTGAATGCAAGGCTTGCGGCTGCGTTACACTGCACGTCGGTAAGTCTACGCCGCAGATGACGCCAGGCTCGACATATAATGATTGCTTGCAATGCCTAGTTGACGCGCACGGCGTGCCGGGCTTAAGCCGCTGGCACGATCCGAAAACGGGCGCACTATTAAACGCACCACGCGGTAAGACGCCGCCGAAAGCGAAGGAGTAATCATGGAATTTAAGCGAGGCGACACAGTTACTCACACTTTAGTCATTCCAAAGCTGTTCTACAAGCCTGGACTTAAAGTGTTCTTTATGGCAAAAGAGGAGATGGACGATGATACGGCCGACACCAAGGCTTTAATAGCACGCGAATTTGGCGACAGCAATATCACTAGCCGCGAAAACAACGAAATTACTTATGATCTGAAATTTCAGCCAGGCGACACTAATGGCATAAAATTTAATGGTGACGCTAGGATAACATTACAAGGTGAGTTTGAATTTAGATATGCAGATGGTCAGATTAAGACATTTCCAGAAACTAAACCGCTAAAAGTAATTGTCTATTCAGACGTGAGGAGGGGAAATGGCTAACGTTACGATTACAGCTGATGGCATAGTTCAAGTGATTAAGATTGGCGAGGTGATTTCTGGTCCTCCAGGTCCTCAGGGTGTTTAAGGCGAGCCAGGCAAGCCGCTAAGATATGAAGACCTAACGCCAACGCAAAAGGCGGAATTAAAAGGTCCGAAAGGTGAGCCAGGTAATCCTGGCGTACCAGGCAAAGATGGCAAATCACTACGATACGAGGATTTGACCGAGCAACAGAAAGCCGAGCTCAAAGGAGCTAAGGGCGATCCAGGGACGCCAGGAGCGCCAGGAAAAGACGGCAAGCCTGGCACTACCGACTACAATCAATTAGATAACAAGCCAGACCTTACAAGATATGTGAGTAAATCTGGTGATACCATGAACGGTAATTTAACCATAGTTGGTACAGCAGATTCTCTGACCTTAGCTTCCGCCGCAAGCACTTGGCAAAACTTCATCATGGCCGCCAGAAACGCTGGAGGAATACAGAACTCTATTTTATTTGCTGGGCAGAACGCCGCAAACAAAGAAGTTAGATATGGACAATTACAGACTGTGCTGTTTGGTAGGACAGACGGCAAAGAGTCTGCTAGCGTTATCGTAAAAACAATTCTAAACGGCACAATGACTACCTGTGTAACTTTATTAGGTAACGAATTAAGACTTGAAAACTCTAGATTGACCTTTGGCGCAAGCGACGTCGCGATGATAGCAGGCAATGGTATGCCAAACGGCAAAATCCTAGCACCAGTTGGCTCAACTTATATAGATAGAGACGCTACTAATGGTGCTATTCGTTGGATTAAAAAGACTGGCGGAAATTCAGTCAATGGCTGGGCCGTGGACTATGGGGATACTGGTTGGCGAAATATTACACCTAACCCGTTGCCGGCTAATATCGATAAAACAGATTGTAAGATACGACGGGTCAACGACGTAGTCGAAGTAGCTATCGGCTACACGAACGTAATAAACGCCACCGAGATGGTATATACTAATAGCCTGCCGCTAGGTTTTCGCCCAGCTCAAAACGTCTTCGTTACCGGAATATCTACAGGTCCTGGCACCTCAAGGACAGGCGGTGTTGCAATCGACGGAACTAGAATCAGATGGCAATCTACTGTTGGGAACTGGAGAACTGCTTACGCACGCTACACCACCGATGACGCGTGGCCATCGGCTTTGCCAGGTGCTTAGGAAAATAGTACTCAACTATAAATGATTACTTTATAGTTCAGGCAGTAAGAATTGCTTACAAACTGAGCTGTTCGGAAATACCGAACAGTTGAACCGCCTCCGAGCTTTCGAGGCGGTTTTTGATTGACTAGACAGTCGCAATTTGCTATATTAATAGAGAACAACAATCGAGCAAGGGAGACCTCAGTAAAACAGTAACGTTTTTTGCTGGGGTTTTCTCTTTTTGACCTCAAACTTATATCAAAAATAAGTGA